AACAAAATTAACCCGCTATTAGGTCACTATGTTTGGCTATTGAAAGCCAAGAGATATGAAACAAGCTTTGAGCCAGGTCTTACAGCTGAAAAAGGTAACACACAAGTATTTGATGATGCTAAAGATAACAGTGCCACCGGTGCTGATAAAAACTATCCATTTGATGTTAATGTGTTATCCAAGACAACTGTTTTTGATGGTACAAATAATACTAGTGTATACGGTGATTACGAATAAGCTTCTTCACCCTCTACTTTCAATTTCTTCTTCTACAATTTCTGCATCAAGCTTATCACTACGCTCCAGACCACCCTTGAAGATACCCAAATCCATTTCGATTTCATGAATCATTGAAGGCAATCTTTCATCCATGTATTTCTGAAAACTAATAGGCTTGATCCATGAAACATTCTTATCAATATTAATGCCCATATCATCAGCTTTTTTACCTACAATATAAATAGCTTCCATGAGTGCAAGCCACCGTGCAGTGCACTCAATTGATAGTTCTTCAGTTTTTACTTTTGTCTGTACTTGTATTGTTCTTTTTGTATTCATTACATATTTTTATAATGGAACCTAATAACATAGTCAATAGTTTTTCTAAGTTATTATTATCCTTATAGATAGCTTTGAGAATAGATTGTGCTTTGAATAGTTCATTATCTGTCGCGGCATCTTTAATTGTTATTTCTTTTAAGAGAAGAAAGAGAATATCGATAAACTCACCTACAGTAGTAGACGGGTAACTCAAGATGATTCCGTTGTTAATATCTTTTTTATTAAAAAAGTTTTCTACAAAGGGTCTTAATTTATCGAAGTCCATTATTACAGGCAATGGTGCATTAATTGATGTGGATGGTACTTCTTTAAATTCCATTATACAATAGGATCTGTTGTATGTGCAGTTTCATATGTAATTAAAACAGTATTTGTTTTATCACATTCACTGCACTTATAAGTATTTTTTGCATTTAAATTTATTGGTACGAATTCTTTTACTTTCTTAAAGCAAGGGCATTCTACTTGTATGCTTTGTTTCGAAAGCTCTGATAATCTAAAAGCGTTAATTTCTTTTAATTTAATTTCACCAATATACTCCATAATGGTACCTATAATATAAAAGATAACAAACTGTATTATAGTAGCCAATATGAAGACAATAACATAATGAGGCTGCACAGGAAGAAGTAGCAGCGTAATTGCAGTACTAATTACAAACGTTGTTGTAACGCTTTTTATTATATTACTCACAAACTTATTATAACGGAAATATCTTAACTGTCAACTATTTTTCTTGTTATTACTGCCAATTTTTTAGTTGCGGCATACATCTTCCGAACAATAAGTAATGCTAATTTTAAAAGCGCCTTGTTCTTTATTGTAGGGTTGTTCAACGCAAGATTATACTTTGCAAACAAGTTTTCACATACCAAATATAATTGACCAAGTTGATCTATAATATTTGTTAATTCAGAAGGAGTAACACGTGCAACATTTTGCTTGTTGGGGTATTGCTCTTGTCTACCATATAAATCCGCTAAACTAACAGGATTTGACTTGAGATCTCTTGAGGCTATACCTGCTACATATCTATCCCCAGAATACATTTGTGAATCTTCACACATTTTTTTGAACGAGATCATATAAATATTTAATGTAATTATGAATATGAAAAGTTTTTCTGATAGATTTATTTCCTTATTTGAAGCAGACGAAGTACAACCAACAACAGATCAAGAAGCTGCAAATCAACAGCTTCAGACAACAGATGTAAAGGAATTAGGTGCAACGCCTGGTAGTGATACAGTATCGCAAGCTAAAAAGCAATCACAAACACAGCAATTAGTAGAATTGGAATCATGGATTGGTAGGATTGATGAGTTTATTAATTATCTCAACGGTGTCAATGCTGACTCTATTCAAACAAAATTGCATAGCGCTAATTGCGATTCTTTATTTGAAAAAATTGCGCGTAGTGAAACAAAGAAAATTGCGCGTGTTGCTGTTGATTTAAGCTCACTCGCGGAGTCATTCAAAGGTTACTTGATTGCTGGTTCTAACGATAACGCTTAATTTTGCTTAATTGTACCAAACCCTTAACACCTTCAAAAGTGTGGTTCAAGATGATCTCTGGTTTAATGAAATCTCGTTTCGTGTTAATACAAATATCATTAAAATCTTTAAATTTTTTACCCAGCATTTCGGGCCATAAAAACACTTTTTCATTTTGTTGTAATAGAATTTTTGTTTTTCTTAAACTGGCTTCATCTTGCCATTGTGAATCTAATATAAAAATTTGTTTATGAAACTTGTATTGATCAAGTTGTTTCTTTTGTAGTTCGTTAAACGTTTGCTTGCTTCGCTCTTGAATACCAGTAACACCAACACCATTCTTAAGAAAGCAAGAATCAATAGGACCTTCAAAGATAAAAATATAATCTAAATCATCCTTTACATTATCAATATTAAAAAGAGACTTTTCACCGGAAATTTTCGAAAGATATTTCGGTTTAGTTTTATTGTCTGATTGCAGTAGTGTACGGGTTTGATAAAAAATAATTTCTTTATTGTAAAAAAACGGAATAACTAATCGATTCTTATGTACTTTATCAGTTAGAGAAACGTAAAATGCTGGTGGTGGGTTAATACATTTATCAAGTCTTCTTTCTTTGAGATAATCAAATGCAAGCTTAACAACCTTTTCATTTTTAAAAAAGTTTATTTGTGAAGGGTCATTTAAATTAATACAATTATCAGGTAAAGTGCTACTAGTAACTTCCTTCTTTGGTTGTTCACTCTCTTTAGTTAAATCCTGAACAATAATGTGGTCGAACCCTTTAACTTCTTTTATAATCTCAATATCATCTAAACCGCTTACTTTCTTGATCCATGTTAAAGGTGCACTATACCAACCACAATTATGACAGCAAATTATCTTCTTTTTTGGTAAATAAAATAATCTGCGCTTGCTACCCCAACTCTTGCCCTCTCTGCATATAGGACAACCACCTTCATATACATTAGCCAATCGCTTATACTTGGCATAGCCTGCGTATTGTAAAAACTTAGTTACAACAAACTCTTCGGGCAATAATATCACACACTTATTATGTATGAAGTTTATAAAAAAACAATATTATTAGTTTGAGGGTAGATCTCTGATTTCGACAGTACCCTTACGAATGAAAGCACCGCTAGCAGGATCATACCAATGCGCCTCTACGTGAAGCTTATCACCGACAATACGCTCTACAATCTTAGGTGTACAAGATTGACCGCTGATAGGCGACATAATCTTTGCAGGCCTAACAAAATTGCCAGGATTATTATTATTATTCATACTATTATTTACACCGCATGGATGTTTTTTAAATACTGGGCTTTTATTACGTCAAAAACATGGCTTGGTAGCTCTTCAATATATTCAAGCTCATCTGTAGCGAGCAGATAGCTAAAATCACTATTTGCTATATTATACGGCAGCATATCGGGTAACAAGAGAAAAGCCTTGTCATCCTTATTGATGCAAATCAATGCAATCATCTTACCTGTATACAGACCCTTTTTATATGCAAGTATAGAACCGGGATTGTAGCGTTTAAATAGTTTTTTAACATGTTTAACAATATTCATACAATGAGTTGCTTGATATCTTTTATGCACTTATCAATAGCATCATGAGCATTTGGAAAAGTAAAACCTAGTTTAGTTATTTTTTCATTAGAAAGAAGACAGTTTGAGCGATTAGCTTTGATATCAAGTTCGCTTAAATCCACATAACACCATTCAGGGTTTTCAATTCCGTTGCTTTTAAAAATAGAGACAACATCCGCAGCAAGTATGGGTTCTGTGCTGACTACATTATATATACCGCCTTTAAAATTATCACCTTGACATAGTGTAAAAATGAATCTATTTAAATCTTCAAGGTATGTTACGCTGTTCTTGAGATTAATAAGATTGTTGTATTTGTATAATTTATAAAGATAATTTTTGCGATCTGTTGTATTCACAAAAGGCATTCGTACACGTAAAACAGCAGTGTTGTCTTTAAAAGGTGCACATGCAACTTCGAAGAAATGTTTTGTTTTGGAGTAAAAGCTTGATTCGCTATTAAAAATGCCAAAATTAGGCACATCTTCCTCTGTAAAATATTTTTCATAACCACTATATATGCAGCCTGATGATATGTGTATGACTTTAATATTAAGTTTTGCACAGACATTACATACATTAAGTGGCGCATTTACATTATAAAATAAACAATCTTCTTTATTTGTTTCGCACCCATCAACGTTGGGGTACCCAGTATAGCCTGAGCAGTTAATAACAAAATGTGGCTTACAACTAACAAGAAAATCAGTTAAAACTTTTTCATCAGAATAATCTATTTCAGATTTAGTTACAAGCTTTATATTAAAAAACTTATTTTGTAAAAAATTATATATATGTTTACCAACAAATCCAGCACCGAGAATAACAATCATTGTTTTTAAATTTAGAAAGGAAAATCTTTATCGGGTCTATCACTTTGATTCAATAGAAATTTATTTAGTAAAGCAGAGAGAGAATCAGCTTCTTGCTGAGTGTGGGCTGAGATAACATGTACTGGCTCGCCTACAGGCGAATATCCTAAAAGAATATAGCTGTTTAAAAACTCTTCTATGGTTGCTCTCAATGCATCAATATCGCGAGTCTTGCTCTTAACCTCTGATGCTTGCGACATCAAATAATTATTAAGGGCAGACTTGAGAATTTTATCCAATTCTTGTGATTGCTTGAGATTATCTTCTTTCTTTTTTTTCATATTCTCATCATCATTGTCCGGATTAGAATCATCTTTCCTCTTTTTCATTAATAATATTTATTGGTTTCTTTAGGTATAAACTGTTGGGGTAGTTATTGCAAACACCATTTGTAATGAGATGTTGTATGATAACCTCCAGGGAATCTGTTTTGATGCTATAATTCTTAGGAAATTTAACACCACCATCATTAAATTCAAACATAATTTCATCCATAAAATCTTTATTCTCATAGCAAGTAATAAAGACAGATGCACCACTAGGGTCCACTAATAATGTCCAGCGGCGTGGATCGTGTTTGCCATATCTAAAGAACATCTTCAGAACAATGAAGCCGTTATCTCTTAATCTTTTGATAAAATAGCCAGCTGTACGAATTTTATTTTTAGCTAATTTCATAATTTTAATTTACAAGTGCTGATACAATATACTTACAGGTGTATCCAGATTCTTCAAGATCAAAAAGAAATACACCAAGACTATTGTTGTACCTTATGTTTAGTTCATTAGATTTTAAAGAAGATATCAACCTTACAATTTCAAAATTAATTGGGACAGGTTGCTTAATGTTATCACCTTCAAATGCATCTGTAATCTTTAACGCAATACTGTCAACATTATGTCTATTATTATCAGTAAAATCACAAAATATGCCTTTATCATCACTATAAAGATAAAGCTTGGTAACATCTAATGCAATGGTACTAGCTTTGAGAATATTCTGTAATTCATTCTTTCTAATTTTAAATATTGTATTAAATTGCAAAGCAAATATCTTCGAGACATTTATCTTTGGTACAACAACAATACCATCCTCCAATAGATGGTATTTGAATTTAAAATAGTTGTTTGCAAAAGATATATTATTATTTTCTATATTAAGTTGAATGCTGTTTTCTTCAATACATGAAAATATTTTTATTAACTTTTTTACATCAGGTATATTGAGTGTAACAAGATTGTCACTTATAAACGAATCATCTTGATTAGTGGAACTGTAGTAGACAACAGTATTGTCGTTATTACTCGCAATGCATGATGCATCATTTTTCTCGAATTTTAAAATACAACTGTCAGTTAATTTAGATATATTGTTTAAAAAACCGTTATTAAAGTTTTTTAAGTTATGAATCTTGAGAACCATCTTGATATATTATAGTTCTTTTTTTTTATTTTCAACTAACTCTCTTAATTTGTATACTTCATTTTCAAGAGTTATTATTTTTCTATAAACATCGTCTATTTTTGAAAAAATATCATTTAGGTCATACTTTTTATCAAAAGGTAGCACCAGTTGATTGGGGTCTTCTTGTTGTGAAGAATGATCAGCAGCTAGTACAGGGTATTGTGGTGGAGCTAAATCAGTATTAAGCAATTGTTGATGTGGTATCTGTTGGCTAGCAGCTGCCGCAACAGGTGCACCTGTTACTTTATCGTGTTCTAAAGCAAGTTTTTGAATATCAAAATTTGTAGATCGTAGATTACTACCATCAATAACTTTAGTATTGATTTCGTTTAAAGAGCCTTTTACAGCTCCAAAAAACTTAAGCAAATCTACTTTTTCTTGATATTCTTCTTGTGGTGTTTTATTCATCTAAACCATCAAGCAGTCTCTTCACTTCGTCATCATCAACAGCTGTTGATGGTTTTGAAGTAACTGTAGCTGCTACCGCAGACTGTCTTTCAACTGGCTTGGTTACTACTTCATGCGTATCATTATCAGTTGATTCAACACAGAGGAAGTGCTCGTCGAGAATCTTCTTAAGCTCATCGTATGACCTAACGGGATTTATTTTCTCAAGGTCATGAATACTGTTGAGAATCTCATCAACGTTTTTTTCAGTAACACCATCAATAGCTCTTGGCATCGAAAACTTTGAAGAAGTGTACGTCTTATACCCACCTTGTGTTTCACAAGTAATCTTAAGGTTAACTCCATCTGCTTTTAATGAAAAGACTTTTGCGCCCAGATCATCAGCATCATCACCATCAATGGCGCGCATAATAATCTTATGCAATTGCTTGCCGAATTGAACAATCTTAACTTTGCCATTATTGTCGGGATTAGTAGGGTCATCAACAATATATGCATTGACAAGCCAGCGCTCAGACCATACTAAAGAGCTTGCTTTCTTCTTATCTTCTTCTGAACCTGTGCGTAGTAGTTTGTATTTAAGTTCGGAAATAGGATCTCTTTCACCAAAGGAAGAAGGTGAAACAACTGACATAAACTTACCTGATGCAAAGCTATTGAATGCATGTTGGTAGAAGTGAAAGAACGTTTTTGCGGGATCCTTAATATTGGGAAGCAAGCGCACAACATATGTCTTGTCGGCTTCCATTCTAAGAATATCCCGGAAAGAGGAGTTATTACTATCCTGACGGACTAATGCAGTTTTAATACTTTCAAACATTGATTTGGTGATGTCGTTCATATTCCAATATAATATATGAAGCTTAAAATATATCAAGCTATTTTCTTTATACCTTCTCTTACTAAAACTTTTAATTTTTTTGACCGCACAAAATTACCATAAATTTCATTTATATTGTCGAGAACGCTCCCGAGAACAAATTTATGGGTTTCAAAATTTTGTGTTAATCTCTTCATGAAATTGCTGAACCCCATTAGTGAGTAAAAATTAATACTGTGTGCTTGAAGATGTCCTATAAATGCAGGCAAAGTATTATTGTCTTCAGCAAAGTTTAAGTAATCTTTTATTTGTATGTTATGTAGTATGCAGTAATCTTTTATGAATTTTAATGAAGAAAGTGTGTGTTTGAGAGTTTCAGTAGTATCGGGATCCTGTGTCTCTTTTTGTTTTTTATATATGTTATATGTGTTAACTGCCTTTGGAGAGATGTAATATTTTAAATCAAAATAATTTTCATCTTTATATAATTTGAACGGAGCGCTAAAAAAATCATCTATTTCTATTTGTTTAAATTTATTAAAAAAAAGGCTCAACTTTTTGAGATAAAAAACGGTTGAATTGTCGACATTGGAGAAGTCTTTACGGTGAGTATAGGGTTTATTTTGTGCTCTCTTGGTGCAGCTTAAATGTTTATTGTAAATAAATTTTTCGAAATCGCTTAACATCAATAGAACTTCCACTTCAAGTGTGCATTCTTTTTCTTTAATTTCTTAAGCATTGATGGTTTGTAAGCACACTTCTTCCACTTCAAGTCTTCAAGTATACCGCTTCTTTTGGTTAATTTTGAAAATGCATTCAGCTTTTTGTCAAAATATTCTTTATTAGAAGATTTTTTCAACTCTAGTTTTACTTCAGCATTATTTCTCACATCTATCCTTACTTAAAAATTTCATTATATATTTACTCTTGTACAGGGTTGGATCAAATTCAAAGAACATTTTAAATGCATAAAAATCATTATCCACTTCTAAAATTTTTTTGTAGAGCTTTTTGATGTTTTCGTTTTTTAAGCATAATAGAAAAATATTAGCAAGATTAAGTTTCTTTCCATTGATAAGGTATATGAAGGTGCAAAAAGATAAGAAGTTATGCATTGTTTCAGACTCAACCATTTTAAAAGCAGGGTTGAGTTCTTTAATGTTCATTTAGTGGGAAGAAATTCTTAGTTAAATCAATGATTTGTTCATTGAGTTTACAAAATGCTGCATATTCTGTTCCATATCCTGAAAAACATTTATGCACATAATCTCCTAAGTCAATGTCAATGCCTTTACTCTTTCGGAAATGTGCTGTTTTCCTTTCAAGATCTAGTACAAGGGAGATATCAAATCCTTTTTTAAGAATTTTGTGTGCAACTTCATTTTTAAATTTGGCACTAAAAGTAGAAACCACAGACAGAGTTTTATTATTGTAATTTAAAGTACCTTTGAATAGTTTTAGTGATTTAAGCGTTATAGCTAACTCTTTAAGTAGTAAGTTTATTTTGTAGTTTTCTGTTTCACTAAATAAAATTAAACCGGAATTAAATTTACGCATAAACGCATCAACCTTATTCATATCAGGTTGTGTTTTAAAATAATAAAACAATTTTAACGGTATGAGATCGTTATCAAACGTAAAAGTCAAGTATTTTTTAATATTATCAAGAAAAATTTCTTGGTTATTGCTAAATTTGTTTTCAGTATGTTTTTGAAGTAAATTTATTAGTAAGTCAAGAGTTGTGTCACCACCTGTAATAATACGTGCTTCACTAAAGTTGGGTATATTAGTAATTTTTTTATTAATAAAGTATACATTCTTGCGATCATATGCCCGGTTAAAGTTTTTTAAATCATAAAAACCAACAATATAAACAAACTTAAAAGAATCTAATTTTATTTTCTCAAGATCGCTTTGTAAGTTGTTTTCTGAAGACACAATTGTGGTGATATCTTCTTTCTTGGTAAGCCATAAAAATGACAATACACAAGCCGCTGCCTCAATATTTGGAGGCACCACAAAACAGTATTTTCCCTGCATTCTATAAGTATTTAGGAAAATCTATTAGTAATCAATTGTTATCTGCTAATACCTTAAGTGTTGACGTCAACGAATTACTTTCGTCGGTATCATTTATAGTGTCGTCTTGTGAAATTGTTAATGTGGGGTAATCTATTCTCAATAAAACATTTCCAAAATTTGGGCCAAAGCGATTTTTCATCATACCCAAGTGAATGACACCCAGCTCCCTCTCATCATCTGTCTGGAAAATACTCATAACAACATCTGCAGTCGCAGCTAAGCCAATGCTTTCACTAATTGTAGCTATGGATGGGTCTGATTCACTATAACCAGAGCGATTCAATTGTGTTGCTGAAATAATAGGGCAATTAAAAATATATGATAAAGCGCGAATCTTTTCAGTGACATATTTTACTCTTTCATAAGAATTAGTACCTGTAGGTGAGTGTACAAGATTAAGATAGTCCAATATAATTGTATCTACTTTTATTCCCTTAGCGATAAACTTCTTAATAAATGCATTTAATTGCAGGGGTGAAATAGTTGATGGTGGGAACTCCTTCACATAAATCCTAGCATTGGGGTTTTTCCTATTAAATTCGTCCAGACCAATCTTAAGCTGATCCTGTTCGCCCTTTAATCTAAAGATTGGAATTTTAGTAATATTGGATGATAGTCGTTTTGCGTATATCAATTCCGGCATTTCTAACGAAATCAATAAAACTGTTTTATTCTGCTTTGCAATATTAGTAGCAACATTAGCAAGAAAAATTGACTTGCCAATATTTGTTTCGCCTGCAAAAACATACAAAGACCTGCCATTTTCTTGCAATCCTCCACCTATACGTTGATCAATCCAAGGGTATCCTGTGGATATAAAGCTTTCAACCTTATTTAAATCATCAATAATAAGCTGTGAGTTTGAAAGTATCTCAATACCTAGGTCTACTGAAAGATTGATACTGCAAGAGCTATCAAACTTTTCCAAAATTTCTGCAGTATTGATCTCACCTTTTGAGCATTTATCTGCAACTTCAAGCATTGTTGTATATACAGCCTTTTCTCTTAAAAATCTTTCTGTATTACGGTAAAGCTCTTCTTCATTAAAGTTTTTGTCAATATCTTTAAATTTCGAAATTGATTCTTTGAAGCTTTCTTTAAGCTTATCAGTGCTCAAGTAAGCCTTTATTTCAGTTAATGTGGGTACTGTGGTATTTTTAATATAAAATTCTTTAATAATACTAAAAATGCTCTTGATGTTTTTGTCTTTGAAGAAAGTCGGCTTAACAATATCTACAATCGAGCCTAAAAATTTTTCGTCAGTAAGCGATTTATATAAAACAACATGCTCAAAGAAATCTAAATCTAAAGCACGGTCTTGCATAATTTAATAATAAAAGAAAGTATAAATTAATCAACGAGAATATTCTCGCATAAAAGCATCTTCACTATTCTTAAAGTTGTCATCAAAAGATCGGAGACCGTGTGAGCAGTGAATGACATTTATAGGGTAAACACCTAGTTTTAATTTTTTACTGTTTGCATCAAGACAGGAAGCAATATCATAATGGTGAAAAATATAGTTTTCGTTAAATCTCCAGCTAGCTTCTTTTACCTTTCCAACGTTAACAGCAAGAAAAAGACCATCTAACACTGCAACACGCGAAGGTGTAGGTCCAAAATTTGTTGCAAAATGATGTGCGCGTGATTCATCCTGATAGTGATTTACAATCCCTCTTAAATTATTACTATTAACCCCGCCTGCCATAAGATGCCATAGTGCAGGTCTTATGATTTTCGGATTAACACAGCCAGCAAGACCTATAATATCGTAACCTAGGTCAGTTGCAGCTTGTAATTTGTTTTTTAACTTAAGATCATCTATGAAAACATCATCATGACAAAAAACAACAATATCATATTCACTAGCTTCCTTACTATATAAAAAATTATTATATGATTTAGATAACCCATCTGTATTTTCCTTCTTAAAATACACATCTAAATGATCAAATTCTAAACAACTCTTATATAGATCTGTCTGTGTCTCGTCGCTCTTAGTAGTACAGCTAAAAATACAAATATTCATATAATAAAAAACGGGCTGTTACCGTCAAATCCTGAAACTTTTGTTAGGCCCTCTTGCGTAACCAAATAAAGAGCATTGTCATCAAGCTCGCTCAAGCCAATATCAGGATATGATGAGAACTCACATTTAATAAGATCACCATAAAGTGTACTACCACATCGCACAACATAGATATTCTTACTCACATGATTGAGGAGCCACAAGCTATAGGTCCCCTCAATAGCTTCTAATACATTTTTAATTGTCTGTATCTCATCATCTTCCTGCATACAGCTTAAAAGCACCGGTATGATGCTACTATCAACAGGGTTTGCGTGCTCAGGTACATATTTTTGCTTTAAAGTTTCAAAATTAGATAATACACCATTATGTGCAACAACCCAATCACCATCTACAAAAGGGTGCGAAGTGGCTCTATCATATCCACGAGCTGATGAAGTAGGGGCCTGTGTATGTCCTAGAAGGTAGTAGTAATTATCACTCATCAAATCATCAAGATTGACTTCACCTGGTGCAGATTCACAGTACTGAGACCGTCTATCTTGCGTTAAGAAGCAGCAACCGAAAGAAAAATTACCTCTCTGCTTATTTAAATTATAAAGAGATTTAAATCTTTCTTTATCTGTAGCTCCAAATATACCACACATTTTATTATAATGGAATACAGTTAAAAGAATTCCAGTCTATTTCTTTCTTATAAGGAATAGGATCAATAAAGCCTGCTTTAATAAAACCTTGTAAGCGAAGACTGCACGCAGTACATTCGCCGCATGCTTCTTGTTCACCCTCATAGCATGTCCATGTATCTTTAAACGGTACGTTCAAGTGTACACCCAATGTAACAATATCTAGCTTTGATTTTGTTAATAAAGGCGCTTCCACATTAATTCGTGTTCTACGATTCAAACTAGCCACTTTATTGAGCTCGGTAATAAACTCAGTACTGCCATCCCAATAACCAGCAATACTATCAGCTTGTGCAGCTCCGTGCCACACTGTTGTAGTATTATGACTTTCAGCATGTGCAAGACATATGCTAAGTAGCATTAAATTTCTAAACGGTACATAATTTACTGTTTGTGGGTCACCCATAACATTGCGAGCTTTTGCAACAGCAATATTAGTATTCGTGAGGGCAGATGTCGAAGCAATATCTTTAAAAAAAGATAGATCAATTATATCGTGAGTAATATTTTCATTACCGATTTTATCTCTTATTAATCCTACTTGCAGTGTTGCATAATTTAATTCCTTCTTATGCTTTTGATTGTAATTGAAACTTATGCAGTGTAGTTTTTCAAACTCATCTGCAGCTTTATATAGCAGCACGGTACTATCCATACCACCACTAACAGGAACTACTACAGAAGGTTTCTTATTTGTCAACATCTTCAGCTAGTTTAGCACCTTTTGTTTTCTTTGCAACTGGTGCTTCTTCAGAAGGTAGTTCGTCTGGCACTTCATCTAAATTACCGTATTGCCACTCAGTATTAATCTTAGCTTCAATAGCAGGTAACAATTTTGTATTCCAAAGGTCTTCATCTGTTCTCCATGTCTTATAATATCCCAACTTAGTACCATCAGCAAGAGCATATGTTGCGCCATTCTGCACAACAATACCGAAACCAACTGCAAGGTCCAGTAGACCGTAGTATTTGTTAAGGCCAGACTCAAAGCTCAAATACATTTCACCTTGTAAGTATTGGCGGACAAATCTATTCTTAACAGTAAGTGCACGGAGAATGACGCCTGGATAATTGCGTTGACCAACAGCTAACTTACTATCTACTAATTTACCGCCATCATCTTTTTCAGGCTTACGTGCTAATTGTACTGTTACATCAGACAAATACCAAACACTTTTACCACCTGGTTGCTGCTTGATCATACTTTCATACATTGCACTTGGGTCATCATACGTATGATTAGTAATTAAGAATGTTGTCTTAGTTAAGCGCGACATGTTGGTACATGTCTTAAGCAAACTTTTAATTGCTCTTGCTCTTGTACCCATATCAGTTGAACTGCTCTCCTTTGTCATTCTATCTAAAGAGAGCTGATTCTCGAGATTGCCAAGAGAATCAATAGCAATAATAAACTTTCCCTCTTGGCCGTTTTCCTTAACTTTTGTAAGGAAATTATAAATTGTGTTTCTCGTCTCTTCAATTGAAAAGCAAGGAACATATTTTACTTTTGTTGTGTCAAGACCGAGCTTAGCTGCTGATTCTGAATCAATTGCACCTTCTGTATCAAAGATAACTGGTACAAGCCCCTCTTTCTGAGCATTAGCAAGAATTTTTGTAATGACATAAGTTTTACCAGTCATACTCTCACCTGCAAACAGGGTTACTCTATTTCTAGGCACACCTTTATTAATACTACCTGAAATAATAGCATTCAATACATATGAGCCTGTACTAATCCAACCATCTACCTTTGAGAGAGTGCCTTCCGAGAGGTAAGTTGCGTGTGGATTGATACTATCAATAGTATCAAGTACGTTCCGGATGTCTTTAGTAAGAGACATTATTCGTCAAACAACTTGATAACTTCAGCTTTATCAACACCAGCAGATTTCTGCTGAGGCGCAGGAGCTACTGCTTGCGGTACGCCACTGAAGAGCTTATCGTACTGCTCAATAAGTCTAGAATCAAGCTCAACATCGCCAGTAACAATCTTATCTTTACTAAAGTTCCATGTTGTACCTTCTTTTTGTGCATTTGCGGCAACAAATTCCCTAAAGAAATAAGGGATTGTCTGCACCTGGATTTGGCCAGTCTGTGGGTTTTGTCCAATATGGACGATTGCAGGGTTTTTAATCTTGAGTGTATCTTTTGTATCAGATACAACTTCACCAAGAATAACGCGACCAATATGGTCAACAAATGTAGTAACGTTTAATGTTTTGCTCATATTTAAATTTTATAATAAAGAATAAAAAAATCAAGATAGTAATTCAAATAAATCGCATTGTACCTGTTGTCCTGGTTCAACAGCTTTCCATTGTACTGCGTCATATAGTCTTTCTATTGCGCTAAACACGATTTTGTTAAACATAAGCTCATGATCAGGTTCAAAGACGTTTGTAAATTCTTTTGGGTAATAATACTTGAAAGCAATTGATGTTAAGCCATAAGGGTTAGGTTTACGCACGTAAAAAAATCTTATCTTATCACCCGAATTAATACTTTCGTATTTTTTATCAATATTGAGTTTTTTAAGCAAGAAATTGTGATAGTATGCAGCCTTAACATGGTTAGGCATTCCTTTTACCACTCTAAAATTGTCACACTGTGCAGCATATTTTTCGTAATTTTTAATACCTGACACAAAAGATATATCTTCTAAAGGAAGATTTTTAAATATATCATACGTCTCATTTAAAACTTTATTTGTTTCGGTTTGATTTTTTGACATTAGCATTGTAGTAATAATTCTCTTAACGTGCGGTTTAATTGCTCTAGGCATTGTTGTTCGAACAACTTCAACACCAGTGTATTTAAATTTGTCGCAAGGTATACCCTCTTCATCAAGTAAATGAAGAATGTACCTTTTTTTCTGCAAAAAAATACCAACATCTGCAATTGCTTCGCGCTTAAAGACAAACCGACAATCTGTTGAATTCAATGAATCGGTGCCCCACTTGGTAATATGCTTATTGAGATAGGCTTCAAGCTCATCTACGAGCTTATGATATTCTTTTGTTACATGCTTATCCTTATCTAACACTGGTACATTGAGATTGGTTACAAGGTTCTTGAGCGTAACATATACGCTATCGGTGTCATTATATATGACAGGATCTACCGGCAATTCCGCAATATTAATTTTTTCTTTAATAAAATTTCGTACCAATTCGTTACACTGTTTGATAACAGATTGGCCGGTAAGAGTAATTGAAGAAGCCAAATCATCATCACCAATGGGTGCATGCTTGTTACCAAAGTAACCATAAATCGTATTAATAAAAATCTTTATTGTGTGCTGTTTGATGTTTAATCTATTCACTTCAGCTTGTGTATCTATATATTCTTGACTTTTTTTATCAAGAGTTGCAAGTACCTTCTGCAGCTTTTTGAGCTCGTGCTTGATTTTAACTCGTTGTGAATAATATCTGTCAACAATCTCCGGTATAATACCTTTCTTTTTTTGCGAAAAGAGAACCTTGGATCTGGATATTGATAATTGTTCTTTTTTAATGAGTTGCGCAAACTTCTCTCTCGATAGAGTAAAGGATGTTCCATTAACATCTCTGAAGAGAACGTTGCCTGTATCTTTGTCTATATTCTCGATTTTGCCCATCTTTGTTTCAGGTGAAAGATTCAGAGATATCATCGTGTTGGGGTATAGACTGTTTGCATCAAATGATACAATGTGTTCTTGAAAACCCTGCTGTGGTTCGCTCACGTAGGCACCAGGATTTTTTGCTTTATTGGTATCGTTTCTGATGAATGTAGGAATTCTTTGCTGTCTGTATCTAGCACGTATTGCAGTAGCACCTGTAATAACAGACAGTGATCCCATGGCAGCTTCAAATGTAGTTAGTCCTGTATATGCAAGCATTCGAAGCAATTCGAGATATCTTAGTTTATCTTCTAGCTTAACTAAAATCTTTACGTCTTGTATATTGTAATCAACGAACGTTTCCCAGTTGTCATCAGCTAACGAAGAAAGATTAGTATCACCGTAATCGACTTTGCTTTCATTTAATTCAATCTGTGCAATATTATCGAGCTT